TCACGCATTTGTATCTGCTGTTGCTGATGGAATCAAACAGAAGAGAGATAGAGCATACGATTCTTCTTTAGAAGTTGTTGCTGTTGGTAATACTGCACACACTGTAACAGGTGCTACTTACAACCCTTCAACAGGTGTAATGCAGTTGACCATTAACAATCATGGATTCTCTAATGGTGATAGAGTTAGGTTAGGAAATAATTCTATTACGTTTACTTGTGGTTTAGATAGTAATGCAACACAACATTCTTATCCAAGAACTTCAGACCCTGCTGGTGGTGGAGATTGGTTAGCAGTAGCACAAGTTGCTACAAATACATTTGAAATTAATGTTGGTTCTTCAAGTGATACATCTGCACATTCATTTGTTTCTGCTATTACTGGTGGATTAACTCACCAAGATGGTACTGTTACTATTAATGTTGGTGCATCTCCATCTGTAGAGTACACACCAACTAACGCTACTTACAATCCTGCTACTGGTCTTCTTGAGATGACCATTGGTACTCATAATTTAAACACTGGACAAAGTGTTAAACTTACCAATGAGGGAATTACATTTACATGTACAACAGATAGTAATGCTACACAGCACTCTTATCCTCGTGCAAATGGTCAAGGTGGTGCTACTGGTGATGATCCAGCATACAATACATCTGTTTCTATCACTGCAACCACAGCAACTACTATAACAGTTAACGTTGGTACATCTTCTGATACATCTACACATACATTCGTATCTGCTAATCAGGGATTTGTAGTTTCAGGTGGTAACTACTCACATACATTTGTTAGTGCTTCATCTGGTGGTGTTCTTAGTGGTGGATCTTATGCTCACATCTTTATAAGTGGAGCAACTAACGGAATTCATTTCAAACCAACTACTGCTCATACATTTGTTACTGCTGACGCAAATTGTGTTAAGAACAGACCTCAAACTGCTCATACATTTGTAAGAGCTGCTGCAAACTGTCTATCTACTGGTGGTACAACATTTAAAGTATACTTAGGACAAACACCTGAAGTGCATACTTATGTTAGTGGTGGTACTGTAGAATTTGGTGGTAGTTCATATAACATTACTAATTTTGTATACGATAATGCTGTAACTGGTATTGCTACCGTTACTATGTCTGCTGCTGTTCCAAATATTGCAGAAGATGCTACTATTAAGTTAGATAATATTTTAATGTCTTGTTCTTCTGGACAAAAGACATACCCATCATTCAGTCCTCCTACTTCTGGTAATAACAGTCAACCTAATGGTGATGAACAGTGTAAGCAGGACATCAGACATTTCTTGAATGCTGTTATAAGAGACTTAGAGTTTGGTTCTAACCATAACGTTATAGAAGCTGCTAAGAAGTATATTGTTGGAGCAAAAATAGAATATGTAGAGAATGAAATTATTCAAACTGTACGTGGTATAGAGTATGCTAGAGAATTAGCAATCTATGCTATGTGTAACTGGCATACTGGTGACAATAGATTAACTACAGATCCTTTATATGTCGCAGAGCATACTGCTTTAACTCAGTATAGAGACACAACAATTATTAATACTACTGCTGGTAGTCCACGTTGTGATGATGTAAGAGCTGCTATTGATACTCTTGCATATCTTTTCGTAGATGTTCTATCAAATAATGCTGCTAATGTATATCTTGATGGTGCTTATTTAATCTCACGTAACAGAGATCTTATTGCTGATCAGGTATTGTTAGATGTAGAAAAGAAATATCCTAATGCAAATCTATCTGATCTTAATCAGAGGAAGTGTCGTAGAGACGTTGGATTAATTCTTGGTGGATTGGTTCGTGACCTTGTACTTGGTGGTAACTCTGGTATCGTTTCCAGAGCAGAGTTATACTTCACAGGAACGGCGTTAACTGGTATTCAACCATCAATGCTTGCTCAAACCCTTTACGCTTATCAGAAGGTCAAAGAGTACGCAATTAACGCACTCTCTAACTGGACTGGATATGCTGGAGTTCATACATTTGTAAGTGGAACTAGTGGAGGAATTACTCCTAACTCAGGTAGTGCTGTTACAGCAGCTTCTGGTACAACTTATGATGCTGCAACTGGTAATCTAGTACTAGAGATTGGTTCTCATAGTTTGACTACAAGTAACACTGTTCAGATTGCTAATGGTGCTGTTACATTTACTTGTGACTTGGATGCTAACTCCACAAACCATGCTTATCCTCGTGCTACTGACCCTGCTTCTGGAGCAACACTTGCTATTACTGCTGTAACTGGAACAACTATCACAGTTAATGTTGGTTCTTCTGTTAACCTTCCTCATCCAACGACAGCAAACGCTGCTACTTACAATGCTTCTACTGGTCAATTAACAGTTACGTTCCCTGATCCTTCTAAGGCAGTTAAGACATCTCATAGAATTGCATTCAAAGAGGATGCACTTAAGTTTACTTGTGATATTGATAGTGGTGCTACTGAGCACTCATATCCAAGAAGGGTTGCTGCTGATAAGAAAGCATATGGTAAATCGCTTCCAATCAGTGCTGTATCAAGTGCTGGTGGAAATACCACTGTTACATGTAACGTAGGTGCTGCTGGATCTGCTAGTTCTTCTACACACGCATTCGTAAGTGGTTTAGCAAATGGTGTCGTCGTAGTTTACGATCAGGTTGTAACTACTTCACCAATTCCTAAGTATGAAGATTGGAACATTACTCTATACACAGGCGGTACTCCTAAGTGTGCTAACATTGCTTCTTCTATTGCAACAGAAATGGATCTGTTGGAAGATATTTTGGATGGAACAATCCTACCAGGAGCAACCGCACAAACAACTGGAACTCTATATGATACTGCATTACTAGCAACATACCCAGACAGTTACATCTACGACGCAAACAATGTTAGATCTGCTGTTCGTGCTGACTATGATGAGTTTCCAATCATTGAGGCATCTCCATATACTCAGAACTCTTCTGTTATCTCCTTCTTAGGTGGTAATGGAGCATTCATTGATGGTGCTAAAGTTAAGCAACCTAACTGTCCGTTTACTGGATTAGAACTAGATGGTAGTGCAACTTATCCTAATCAGGGTAAGTCGATGGTTGCGTCTGCATTCACTATCGTTTCCTTTGGTGGTACTGGATATAAAGTTATCAACGATGGTTATGTACAGTTAGTTTCTGTATTCGTTATCTTCTGTTCTGATGGTGTTCTTTGTGAAAGTGGTGGTTATGCATCTATTACCAACTCTGCTACTAACTTCGGTCAGTATGCACTAAGAGGTGTTGGATTTAGTTCTACTCCATACGTATTTGATATTGCAACTATCTCTAACGTATCTTCTACACCTACTGGTAGATCAATTCTTACAGTTAGTGGATTAGGAAGAGAACCACTAGAGCACTACGTTGTTAAGATTAATGGTTACACCAATACCAATACTGAAATAGAATACTTTGTTGATGTAGTTTCAGCAGTTACAGTTGGTCCTCCTTTCTCTGCTCAGTTAACCATTGATGATGGTACTGGACAAGGAATGGATCTTACTGATGTAGCTACTGGTCAAGCAGTTTCAACAAGTGTATTACTTGGTAAGACTATTAATCTACACAGACCATCTATTGTTAACTCCTCATCTCATACATGGGAATTTGCTGGATCTGGTACTAACTACCTTGCTCTACCTGAGAACGGTGGTACTAAGACAGAGGCATATGAACAGGTTTCTCAATTGTATGGTCGTGTATACGTCTCTGGTACTGACGAACTTGGAGACTTCAAGGTTGGTACATTTGCTAGAATTGAGAACAGAACTGGTGCTATTACCTTTACTGGTACGGTTACAATTTCTGAAGTTGAATTCTTGAAACTAAAAGGTGGTGACGTTGTTGTTACTGGATTTGATAATTCAAATACATTGGGTGGTGCTAATGCTACTGACTCCAAACTACCTACTCAGAAAGCAGTTAGAGATTACATCACTAACAACTTAGGTCCTTACATAAACAAACCATATTCTACTAACGCTGTTCCTAGAGCATTAGTTGAATTGACAGACTCTGGTAAGATCTCTATTGATCAGATCCCAGCTCTAAGACCATTTGAAGTATTTACTGTTCCTAATGTAGGTGCAAGATTATCATTGGAAGGTGCTCTTGCTGGTGATATTTGTATTCAACAAGATACTTCAACATCGTTCATCTTGAACAATGATTTAGATAGTCAATTCTTAGGATTTGCTGTAGATACAACGTTACAATTTACTATTGGAGATATCTTTGACGGTAGTATAACTCAAGGACGTTTACAAGCAACAGAATATAGACAAGGTGTTGTTTATCAACTTAATATTTCAAATGGTGGTTCTGGTTATGCTTCACCACCAACTGTTATTATTTCAGGTGGTGCACCACAAGCTGGATCAGTTGAATGTAAAGCAACTTCAATCATTGCTAATGGAGAAGTTGTTGCATTAGAAATAGAAACATTTAATGGTTATAAAGGTGGTAAAGGATTCACCACACAACCAACAGTTACTATTGCTGCACCTGCTGGATCAGGAACACAAGCACAAGGTACTGCTTTAATTGAAAGTAGACTATATGGTGACATTGTTAATAAGATTAAATTAGAAGATACTGACTTTATTGACAGTAGTGATGCTCCTCCAGTTAACATCAATATTACCAGAGTTATTAATACCTCTGCTAGTGATGCTAATAACTGGGTATCATTATCATCTAACCAGATTGCTGCTGGTGATATTGTATCTGGTACAATTGAAACAGATAGACTTGCTGCTGGTGGTGCTGCTAACTCATTCACATACTTAAGAGGTGATCAGAATTGGGCACTTGCAGTTCAATCTCTTAAGGGTGCAGAGAGGAGATACTTTGCTAAGTTAACTTCTGCATGTAATAGTGGATCAAGCGAAATGGTATTCGCTACATTACAAGATGCTTTAATTGGTCATGAAGTAAAGAATCTTATTTCAGGTATTCAACCAAATACAAATATCACTGGTGTATTAACTACTGGTGGTTCAACAAGTATTTCAATTAATAATCCAGTAACACAAACTATACCAGCTGGATCTATTATTGAATTTGAACGTGGCGAATCTCCAATTACATTTGAATCTACTTATACTCAAGGTAATTTTGTTGATGACTTAATTATTTCTAATGGTGGTACTGGATTTACCAACGGTCAATTCTTTGATCAAGCAATTTCTGGTGGAGCTGGTACTGGATTAAAAGGTAACGTAACTGTTTCTGGTGGTTCTGTTACTGAGGTTGTAGTTACGGATGGTGGTTCTGGATATAGTGCTGACTTTACAGTAACTATTCCTCCAACAGATATTGGTGGTGGTTCTGGATTAGTATTACTTGCTAAGATTAGTACAGTTAACAGACAGTATGCAAACGTTGCTCTTGACGTTCAAAGAGTATCAGATCTAACTATATCTTCAGATCTCTATGGTACTATTGGTGTTGCTAGATTTAAGAAATCTCAGTTTAACATTGGTGTATCAGGTAATGGTTCTGTTGATCTTAATGTTGGTGCTGATAGTGGACTAGATGCTGACTTGTTAGATGGACAGCAAGGTGAATACTATACCAATGCTTCTAACCTATTCTCTGGAACTATTCCATCAGATAGGATGGCAGGTACTTATAACATAAGTGTTTCTGGTGCATCTGGTAATACATTAAGACTGGCAACTGGTACTAACAACCCAACTTCAAACCCATCTCCTGATAACTTTGTTGGTGGTATTGTTTCTAACACTATTAACAACAACTCCAACCTATTAAGTGATGGTGGAACCAAGAACATGACTCTGACATTCAGAGCTGGTGGTACAAGTTTTGATGCTTCATTTGGTGGTGTAAGACAACTTGCATTCACAGATAATGACAACATGTGGTTGCGTGGTTCTGGAACAGGTGTTACATCATTTGGATCATGGGCTAAGATCTGGTCATCCATTAATGATGGTGCAGGTTCTGGAATGGATGCTGATAAACTTGATAACAAAGAGGGTACTTGGTATCAGAATGCACTTAATATTAATGACGGTACAATATCTGATAATAGATTACCTAGATTTATTAGTGCTACAGTATTCAGAGATGATTTAACTGTTAAGTCATATAATGGAGATCCTAAGTATCGCATTTATGTTTCTGGTGAGATATTAAATACAACTCCATTCACACCAGGTAGTAATGTAAACCTCTACAACTCTGTTGGTCAGGGTACTGGTACTATTGCCATTGACAATATTGTTGTTAATGATGATACTTCAGATAACTTTAATGACTATACAATTATTATTGGTAGATTAACTACTGGTAACTTTACTGGAGCAGTAACTATTGGTACTGCAAGTAACAGAAAAGAATTTGATGATTTCACTATTGAAGATGGAAACACAATTCAAGTAGCTAAACTTGAAAGTGATGGTGGAACTGCTAACCTTAGACTTGGTAGAAAAGATGGAGTTACATCATCTCCAGGAGTATACTTCAACAGTTCTCAACTTACTGCAAATTATAACGCTGCTATTATTGCAACTGGTGGTAATGCAACAGATGGATCTGGTGGTTTAAACTTCCTTGCTCTTGATGCAGATGCTGTTAATGTTAACGGTAATGTAATCTGGAACGCAGGTAATATTACATTCCAATCTTCTAATGTAGCAAGCACTGCTGTTCTTCGTGATTCTAACGGTGACTTTGCTGCTGGTACAATAACTGCAAACCTAGCTGGTTCTGCATCACTTAACGTATTGAAAGCTGGAGATACCATGACTGGTTCTCTTACTTTGACTGGTGGGTCATCTAACCTTACTGTTTCTGGTACATCTGGATTTACTGGAAAAGTAACATTATCAGATGATCTTCAAATTGATACTGATACATTCTATGTTGATGTTTCTGCAGAGAAAGTTGGTATTAATGCAGGTTCTACACCAGACTATAGTTTGGATCTTCGTGGTACTACTGGTTTATTCCTTGGATCTTCTACTAATGCTGGTGAAGGTTCAAAAATTACATGGTCTGATCATGTAACTGGTGGTAGTAATGGAGGACAAAGTTATGGTCAGTATGGTTATCTTACATACAAACATGCTGATTCAACCACTCCTAATTCAGAGTATGGTTCTTGGTTCCACTTTGACAGTAGTGAAGAATTATTAGTAAAAGTTACTGGTGATATTCTTGCATCTAGAAAGTTAGGTGTTAATATTAACCGTGAACCAGATTACACACTTGAAGTTGATGGTGATGCATTAATTAATTCTACACTTAATATAGATAATGCTAATGATAATGGTGGTGCTAAGATTCACTTCCGTGGTGCTTCTAGTTATAGAAACTTCCAAGTTGGTAACCAGTTAGTTGCTAACCATTTATTCACTATCCAAGCATCTACTAACAACGGTGGAACAACTTGGAATGGTACACCAGCATTTACAATTGATGGTAGCACAAACAGAGTTGCTATCAACACAACTGCTACATCAGGTGTTGATCCAGAAGATGGTACTACTAACAGAAATTATCAACTAAATATTGCAGGTGACGTTAACTTTAACGGAGGAATATTCCAGAATAATTCTCCATTCGTTACTTCTAGATGGACAGCTTCTCCAAATGGTAATGACATTTATAGAGCATCTAAGGTTGGTATTAACTTTAGTTCTAATACCGATCCTACAGAAGCTTTAGATGTTGAAGGTAACATAGATGTTACTGGTGTCTTAAAGGCAAATGGACAAGCACAGTGGTTAGACTCTTATGGTGTAATCAAACTAAGTCTATCTGTAATTAACGAGAATGTAACTATACCATCTGGAACAAATGGATCATCTATCGGACCAATCACTGTTGGTTCTGGTTACACAGTTCATGTCCAAAGTGGTGCAAACTGGATTATTACTTAAAACAAAATGGCAACAACTAGTTCTTTAAATATTAGTATCTTCAAAAACGAAGGTAATTCCAATGCTATGACATTTGGATCTGGAGGTTCTATTACTTTCAATGGAAGTTTCGGACCTAATGCATATGCATTTAATTGTTGGGAGGATGGCAATTCACGTCCTACTACTGGTTTAATAGTTGGTGGTATGGGTTATAATAAAGATACTGCTGCTCTTGAAGTATACACAGGAACTGATGCTGAAGGTAATCCTGTATGGGCAGCTTTTGCTGGTACATTAATGGATGCGAATGATCTTGGTTTAACTCCATAAATATAATTACGACAAGTAAAAGTTATGAGCACTATTAAGGTAAATAGATTAGCCAATACCAGTGATGAAACTGTTATGGAAATAGGAGCTGATGGAGTAACTCCAGTGTTTCCTGCTTCTTATAATCCAGGTGGATTTCCTTTACCAACATGGGCTGATAATGCTGCAAGACCTGCAAGTCCAATTGAAAATACTGCTGGATATAATTTAGACAAAAAAAGAGTTGAATTTTATGCTGGAAAGGATGACAAGAACAAAGATCAATGGTATAGATACAACAGTAATGTATCCATGGGAGGGGTTTCCACATACAATGATATGGTTAACTTGAATAGTTCTTTGTCAAGCTATTCTTATAATGATGTTAGTGGTGTAAGGCAAGAATTTGAAGCTATGGGTTATGTTTTAGTTTCAACTCCTTGTTATGGAGGAATGGCAGAATCAATGAATGGCACATCATCCAACATTACATCTAGAGGATATTTTAAATATACTGAATGGGATAGTGGTAGTCAAATAAGATTGTCTGATGGGTTTAATAATAACACTTTAAATGGATATCCACATTTTGTATTTGCTGGATATGATGGAGGTACCTATAGAGGTATAGCTGCTCAGATGTATAGAGATTATAATTCACCAACTCGGTTGAGAAATTTCTTCTACCCTAACCAAAATAGAAACCTATATAATTTTGTATTAAATTCAGATGGATCTACCAGAGAAGATACTGGTGGAAACACTAGTACAATTTTTTCTGATAACCAAAATCCTAATAGTAATGGATATTATCAAAGTAGTAGATTTGCTCAGGATGATGGTTCATGGGGATTCCGTATTGGATATAATAGACTAGATGGTAACGGTGGTGGATATTTGAATGATAGTTCAAGCAACTCATATGGTTGTGAGAATAGAAACTCTGGTGACACTTGTTGTCCTCAAATGTTCTGGGGTCCTAATTCAAATACTGGTACTTCAAATTACACATTCTTCTTCGCTGTAAAATATACTTAACCATGTCATACGTAAGAGCAAATACATTACAAGCATTAAATGGGAATACATTATTCTCTATTAGTGGTAATAATGTTAATTTTCCAAATGGATATACTCCAAATAGTTTAGTTATACCAACATGGACAACTAGTGGTAGACCTAACAGTCCAGCTGTTGGTTATATTGGATATAATAGTGAAACAGTTACTTTAGAAATATATTACGGAGTTGATTCATTTGATGGTAGTGATGTATGGGCAAAAATAGATGGGAACTTAGCTGGTGGTGGCGGTCTTACTGGTGTAATGGAGACATTAAATTCTTCCTTGTCATCTTATAATTACAATGATGTTTCTTCAATTAGAACAGTATTTGAAGGTGAAGGATATGTTCTTGTTGCAACTCCTGCTTATAATGGAATGGCAGAGAACCAAAATGGTACATCATCTGCAATTACATCTAGAGGATATTTTAAATATAATGAATGGGATAATGCTGCTAATATAGAACTTAGTCAAGGTATGTCTAACTCAACATTTGATGGTTATCCATATATGTTGTTTGCTGGATATGATGGAAGTAACTATAGAGGAATTGCTGCCATGTTCTATAGAGATTATACTTCACCAACTCCATTAAAGAGTTTCTGGTATCCACAGCAAGATAGAAACTTATATTGTTTTGTATTAAATGCAGATGGATCTACTGTAGAAGATGTTAGTGGTAGTACCTCTACGTATTATTCTGATGGACAAAACCCTAATAGTAATGGATATTACTCTAATAGTAGATTTGCTGGTGATGATGGTTCATGGGGATTCCGTATTGGAACACAAAGACTAGATGGTAACGGTGGTCCTTACTTATCTCAGGATAGTTCAAAATCATATGGTTGTGAGAATAGAAACTCTGGTGACTCATGTTGTCCTGAGATGTTCTGGGGTCCACAATCAAATACCAGCACTACAAACTACACATTTTTCTTCGCTGTCAAGTACGTATAAATATTAATACACAGCATCATTTTTGATTATGACTATGGATCCTACTGAGCTCAAGAAAAATTTTGAAGAGCAAATTGCAAAAACTGAAACTCAAATACTTGAGTTAGAAAAGAATTTAGAAAAAGCAAAAGAATATAAAACCAAACTTGTAGGTGGTTTAGAAACTATTGGTCTTTTGACAGACGAACAACCTCCAACAGAAGAAGCACCAGGTACTCCATCCAGTGTAGAACCTACTGAATAATAATTCCTAAATAGGAAAGAAGGGATTATTGTGAGTAATGGCGGTACCAGCATCTAAAACAGATCTTATTACATATTGTAAGAGGAATTTGGGAGAACCTGTGTTACAGGTTAACGTTGATGATGAACAAGTAAATAACGTTATTGACGATACGTTTCAGTTCTTTCAGGAGAATTGTTACAACGGTATGGAGCGTTGTTATCTTGTACATGAGATGACTGCTGACGATAAAACTCGTCTTGCAGCAACCGTAACTACTTCTAAGGTTGAAGGTGCAGTAACTACTAATTGGTCTGAAGCAACAAATTATATACCTATACCACCTCATGTAATTGGTATCAGTAAGGTTTATGGAATGAGAGGTAACTCTATTCGTTCTAACTTATTTGGTATTGAGTATAGAATGTTCTTAAATGATTTGTATGCTTTTGGTTCCCTTGATATCTTAAACTATTATATGACCAAGCAATATCTAGAGACTCTAGATATGGTTTTAAACAATGGTTCATTTCAACAGTTTAGATATACACAGCGTCGTGATCGTTTATACTTAGATATTGATAAGGACTTTCTTGAAACAGGACAAAACTTATTGATTGAAGCACATCGCTTAATAGATCCAACAGAAGCTACAGAAATGTACAATGATAGATTTGTTAAGTTATATGCAACTTCACTGTTGAAAAAACAATGGGGACAAAATTTAATTAAGTATAACAATGTTCAACTACCAGGTGGTATTAACCTAAATGGTAGACAGATATATGAAGATGCTGTATCTGAACTTAGAATGATAGAGGGTGAGGTGCTCTCTAAATATGCTATTCCACCAATGGATATGATCGGATAAAATGCCTACCAGTAATTATTTTCCAACTTATTATTCAGGACATGCTGGTGAGCAAGGTCTGGTACAAGATCTTGTTGACGAGCAAATTAAATTGTTTGGATCTGATGTTTACTATATCCCTAAGACAGTATTAGCAGATAGTACATTAGATGAAGTTAGATACACTAAGTATCAAGATCAATTTCAAATAGAAATGTTACTCCAAAACGTAACTGGATTTGGAGATAACGCAGAATTTATTAGTAAATTTGGATTAAGAATAACCGATGAAATTATATTTCGGGTATCTACTAGAAGGTGGGATGAAGAAGTAGCATCCAATAATCCTACACTAGAAGTTGATAGTAGACCTAACGAGGGAGACTTATTGTACTTCCCATTGACACAAGATGTTTATGAAATTAAATTTGTTGGTAAGGAAGAACCATTTTTCCAGTTTGGAAAGATACAATTTTATGCCATTACAGCTGAAATCTATGAGGTTGGAAGCGACGACTTTGACACTGGCATTGCAGAGATTGATGCAGTTGAACAACTCTTTGATAATTCAATTAAGCTTGTCATGGATCCAGGTGGCACAGGAGACTTCACTGTTGGTGAAGAAGTTGTTGGTGACGAGTTCCTTGCTAAAGGAACATCTGTTATTAGCGGTGATGCAGTAGATTCTATTACTATAACTGACGGTGGTCTGCATTACAAATCTGCTTTACCACCAACAATTACATTTACAGGAGGAGGTGGAACAGGTGCAACAGGAACTGCTACGGTCTCTAGTGCGGGTCTCGTTACTGCTATTACTATTACTGCAGGTGGGTCTGGGTACACTTCTGCTCCTACAGTCACTATTGATTATTCACCCAAGGATAATAGAGCAGAGGTCAAGTCTTGGGATGCTTCTACAAGAGAACTCCAAGTAATAAATCGTACTGGTACGTTTACTACTGCTGAAGTTATTAAGGGTCAGACTTCTGGTGCTCTGTGGTCTCCAGAATCCTTTGATACTCTAAATAATTCCAACAGCAACTACGATCAAAATAGAGCGATTGAAGATGATGCTGATAACATAGTGGATTGGTCAGAAGGAAATCCATTTGGTGAATTTGGTAATTTTACAGGTAGTATCTAATGTTAGGATCACATTTTTACAATCAAATTGTTCGTAAGAACATTGTGGCGTTTGGTACGCTCTTTAATAATATTACATTAAAGAGTACAGATCCTAGCAACGGTGATGTCTTAGAGGAATTAAAAGTTCCTTTGGCGTATGGACCCAAACAAAAATTCATTGTTCGTTTAGAAGAGAATGCTTCTAGTAGAAAAGTAGCTATTACTTTACCTCGTCTTTATTTTGAGATGACTAGTATTGATTATGATCCTACTCGTAAGACTTCTCCTATACAAAAATACAAAACAATAATTGATGGTAATGGTGGTGAAGTAAGAATACAGTATGTTCCTGTACCTTATAATTTGTCATTTGAACTTGGTGTTATTGCTAAGTCTCAAGACGATGCATTACAAATTACTGAACAAATATTACCATACTTTCAACCATCTTTTTCTATAACTCTCAACATGATTCCAGACATGAATGAGAAGAAGGATATTGCTGTTGTATTAAATAATGTTTCATATGAAGATTCGTGGGATGATAGTTTCTACGAACGTAGATACATTGTTTATACTTTAAACTTTACTATGAAGTCATATCTATACGGTCCTTACAACACTGCAGACGTTATTAAGAAAGCAATCATTCATGAAACACTTGGTGATCTTGCAGTTAATCGTAGAGCTATTACTAGAACATATACACCTAAAGCAAAAACTGATATCAACACTGATGGTCAGATAGATGCAGCAGATGATGTATTAGTAGATTCTGGAGATGATTTTGGATTTAATGAAGGAGTGGAATTCTTATGAACCTAGAAGAAAATATGGAAGATCTTCTTGATATTGATGTTAATCATAAACCTGCAGTAGCTACTGTAAAGAAAGGCAAAGGTGATACAGAAGACCGAGAACAAGATTATGAATATACTAGAGGAGAACTTTACAATCTCATTTCTAAGGGTCAGGAGGCGGTTAACGGTGCTCTAGAGGTTGCACAGGAGTCTGGGCATCCAAGAGCATATGAGGTCGCTACAAACGCCATGAAGCAGGTAGCAGACATGACTGACAAACTTGCTGACCTACATAAGAAGATGAAGGATTTAGATGAAGATAAATCTGGTCCTAGTAAGGTAACTAACAATGCTATGTTTGTTGGTAGCACATCAGAGTTACAAAAAATGCTAAAACAAATGGGAGGGGGTAAACGCTAATGGCAAACATGGATTATCTACAGAGAAATCATGATAACTCTTTAGCGGATCCAGCATTAGGATTCACAACTGTCAATCATTTCTCAGGTAATGAGGGATGGGCTACTAGACAGTACAAGGATCATAATGCTGATTATGTTGCAAGAACAGTAGCTAATGCATCTAGAACTCCTGGAACATTTCAAGCGAGAACAGTTGCTAATGCAACAAGAACTCCTGCTGCATACCAGAGACATAGTGTAACAAACAGTGCTGTAAGTGCATAAATAGAAGTGTCATACCTGACAACTCTTTACAAGTCAGGATTAACACAGTATTTTTAAATGTCCACTGCTAAGAAGCAGGGCGAAACCGATAAAGAAAAGGCAGAGAAGAAGGCAAAAGAACTACAAAGACTTTTAGATTTGACAACCAGACATAGCACATATAATTTAAAGTCACCCATAGGACACAAGTCTTCTTTAATGACATCTTTCGGTTAATGTCCGAATCAACACAAAAATAAAAAATAGTTGTAACGTACGTAAAATCACCTATAATTAATAAGTGATTTGCATGTATAGCAATGAGATTATCAGAAGCTGACGTATTCCGTCTTACTAGAGCATGTCGTTTGGCAATGGAATCATCTGGTTCTGAATATATCTGGGATCAGTACGAAGGTCTAATTCATAAATTAGAAAATCTTTGTGAGCAAGGACATTGTTCTGTATCCACACCAATTAGTAATATTAAAGAATAATATGGCACCAGTTTATAGAGATTACGAAATACGTATCAATCTCAATGAATTAATTGAGAAGCGTATTCCATGTTGTGATCTATTACATAAGGATCATTGTTTTACTGAGGATCAGATTACTCAGATTGCACATGATATTAATATGGATTTGGATTTACATCCAATCTTTCATCAAATTGATGAGCATATTATGAGGTATGTTGAAGCAGCTAACATTGATAATCGTGATCATTGGGTTGAACAAAACCTCCCAGATCTAGATTGATTTGAATGAAACACATAAGTATTTGTAACTACAAGTATTTCAATAAATAATTACATAACTGGGATTGAAAGATCATGCCCCAAGTCCATTATACCGTCGGGTACCATGATGCTCATCAGCATCATTACGAAATATGTGAGTACGCTACAGACTCATATTCAGCAATAGAACACGCAAAAGAGGATGTCCCTTATCTTAGGGAGCATCCTCATTGTATTGATAGGTGTACTAATGAAACGGGTCTAGATTATATACTAGGATTATGAAAAACGAAATCATGTGGTGGATGAGCAGATTAACTATCATGCTCACTTCACTTTTCCTATCAGCTACACTAGCAGCAAAAGCATATGCTGCTGATATACAAATGGGTTATGAAGGCAACTTAGTCTTTGAACCCAGTGAACTTACAGTTAAGGCAGGTGAGACAGTAACCTTTGTTAATAATGCATTGCCTCCTCACAACATCATCGTAGATGGTAGAGCAGATCTATCAAGAGAATCTTTGATGTTCAGTCCTGGAGAGACACAAGAGATTGTATTCTCTGATGCAGGAGACTTTAACTTTAAGTGTGCTCCTCATGAAGGTGCTGGAATGAAGGGTGTCATTCATGTCACATCCTAACGGTTACACAAAAGAAATGATCAGGGAGATCCTTGGTACATCATGTCCAGAGTGGGATCCAAACCATGAGACTGGTAATGAGATGAGAAAGAGAAAGGGTAGAGAGATGAGAGCAGGTAAGATACCATATCCCACATACCCT